ACATTGATGTTACAGATATTGATTCTGCCGTAGCCTATTTTGAAAATGTTCAAAAGCAAAAGGCATTAGGAATACTTGGAATTAAGACTGGGTTGCCAGGATTTGATAACTATCTACCATCTGGAATTATGCCAGGACAACTAGGAGTCTTTCTTGCCTACCCAGGTATTGGTAAGTCTTGGCTTTCGCTTTACTTTGCGGTACAAGCATGGAAGCAAGGCAAGTCTCCAATGGTAATCAGCCTTGAGATGTCAGAGACAGAAGTTCGTAACCGTGTATTTACTATCATGGGCGAAGGGCTTTGGTCACACCGTAAGATAAGCAATGGTGAAATAAATATTGAAGACCTAAAGCGTTGGCACAAGGTCAACGTTGAGGGTAAGCCAGAGTTTCATATCATATCCAATGATACTGGTGGAGACATTACTCCGTCAGTTCTTCGTGGAAAGATAGATCAGTATAAGCCAGACTTTGTTATTGTTGACTACCTACAGCTAATGAGTCCTAACCAAAAGTCAGATAACGAAACCGTAAGAATGAAAAACCTGTCTCGTGAGCTAAAGCTTATGGCTATTGGAGAAGAAGTTCCTATTATGGCTATCTCATCTGCCACACCAGATGACGTTACAAAGCTTGATACGGTCCCTACGCTGGGTCAGACTGCTTGGTCACGCCAGATTGCTTACGATGCTGACTGGGTCTTGGCAATGGGTAGAGCAGCAAATAGTGATATCCTAGAATGTGTTTTTAGAAAGAACCGTAATGGATTTATGGGAGACTTCCTAGTTCAAGCAGACTTTGATAAAGGTTGGTACAAGTATAAAGATTATGAAGATAAGTAGTTATAATGGTTTATGGACAATTTACACCATAAACCGATCAAGAGTTTTTCTCTAGATGGAAACATCTACGACGACTCAGCAATTGCACGACTAAAAATAGAATACATAAAACTATTACTAATTGAGATGAAAACTCTGGGGTATGTACCAAGATTAGATATTGACCCAGACTTCACAATACGGTATAATAAAGAAGCACAAATATTTGAATTTAAATTAACGACATATGGAATATACGTAGGAAAGAAAAAAATAGAGTGGATAATAGGACTAGACGGAACAAAAGTAATCTATACACAAAAGAGCAAATTAAAAGAGTTCTTGCGGGATCGGGTATAGAGGTTCAGTCTGAGGTTGATTCCGACTTTATAATCTTCTGCCCATTTCACAATAACCATCGCAGCCCAGCTGGAGAAATCGACAAGAAGAGTGGCATGTTCTATTGCTTCTCTTGTCACAAAATATCAGATCTTGTGGAGTTTGTAATGTTTACCTCTGCAAGAACATACTTTGAGTCAGTTCGCTTTATCAAAAGCAAGGAACAAGAAACAGACCTTGAACAAGAAATGACAAGGCAGCTACATACTAAACAAGAGTATGTTCCCTACGATGAGCTGCAGGTTAAAAAGCTTCACTTGCAAGCTATGGACTCTCCAAGAGCCATGACCTACTTTAATGGTAGAAAAATCAATAAAGAATCTATGATAAAGTTTAACTTAGGCTTTTCAGAAAATTTTGACATGGTTACTGTTCCAGTTCACTCTCCAGACGGAATGCTTTTAGGATTTGTTGGAAGATCTATTGAGGGCAAAGAGTTTAAGAATACTCCAGGATTGCCCAAGAGCAAAACCCTGTTTAATATAAATCGTGTAAAAACTGCAGAGCAGGTTTATGTGGTAGAATCTTCTTTCGATGCAATTAGGCTAGATCAGGTTGGCCTTTCTGCAGTGGCAACTCTAGGGGCAAATGTCTCTAGCATGCAAATAGATCTTCTTCAAAAGTACTTCAATAACATTATTGTTATTGCAGATAACGATGAAGCGGGCGGTAACATGAAGAATAGGCTTTTAGAAAAGCTTGGCTCTCGTGTTTCCGTAATACAGCTAGATAATAAATACAAAGACATTGGGGATATGTCGGACGAAGACATAAAGTCATTAGACTTTAAGTTTGACAACGCTATTGCCAATATGCTAAAATAAAAAACAACAAATAAAATAGGAGAACAATATGAGCGTAACAAAGGGACTAAAAGATATCAACGCCCTGCTTGACAAACCAAAGTACGAAGGAACTGGCAGCAAGGTTCGCTGGCTAAAGCTAGCTGACGGACAGGCTGTAAAGATCCGTTTTATTGAAGAGCTAGACGAAGACTCGTCAAACTATGATGCAAAGCGTGGTCTAGCAATTGTAGTAAAGGAACACACAAATCCAAAGGACTACAAGCGTAAGGCTGTAGACACAATGGAAACAGAAGGCCGAGACTGGGCAGAAGAGATGCACCGTAAAGATCCAAAGGCTGGCTGGAAGGCACGTCTTCGTTTTTACTGCAACGTCCTAGTCGACGACGGAATCGAAGATCCGTATGTTGCAATCTGGTCTATGGGTATCAGCAAGCAGTCTGCATTCAACACAATTCGTGAGTATGCACTAGAGACTGGAAGCATTTCAAACCTGAGTTGGAAGCTAAAGCGTAGTGGCCAGGGCACAGAAACAACTTACACGTTGTTCCCATCTGGTCCTGACACAGAGCCATACAACTGGTCTGGAGTAGAAGCATTCCCACTAGAGCTAGCTCTAAGGAATATTCCGTATGCAGAGCAGGAAGCTTTTTACTTGGGCTTTGACTCTCCATCATCAACATCAGCTACCAATATTGACTGGTAGTAGGTAAAAGTATATGGGGTATGTTGGCTTACACGTTCACACGCACTACTCACTCTTTGATGGAATCGCAACTCCACAAGAGTATGTAGATCGTGCATCTGAACTTGGGATGTCTGCTATTGCAATCACTGACCACGGTTCTTTGTCTGGTCACAGAGAAATGTATCGTGCTGCAAAAGAAAAAGACATCAAGCCAATACTTGGCGTAGAAGGATATATAACGGAGGATCGTTTTGACCGTCGTGATAAAGACGAGAGAACAGGACCATTAGATCTTGTTTACAACCACATTGTCCTTCTTGCCAAGAACCCAAAAGGTTTAGAAAACCTAAACAAGCTAAACGAAATTGCTTGGACAGAGGGCTTTTTCAAAAAGCCTAGAATTGACTGGAAAGTATTAGAGCAGTATAAAGAAGGTATTGTAGTTACTTCTGGATGCCTTAGTGGAGTTTTGGCCAAGGCAATTGAGGCAGGCAACTTAGCCTTTGCTAAGACACACATTAAGTGGTGCAAAGATACCTTTGGTGATGACTACTACCTTGAAGTAATGCCACACAATCCACCAGAGATGAATAAGACAATCCTAGAGCTAGCAGATGAATTTAATATCAAGCCTGTGGTAACTCCAGACTGTCACCACTCTGGTCCAGAGCAAAAGGAAATCCAAGAGTTAAAGCTTATTCTTAATACCTATTCTAATAAGGTTGAGAAGGATGCCACATACGATAAGTCTAAAAAGTTTGATAACCTCATGGATAGGTTGGACTATCTGTATGGTGCAGATAGACAGATGAGCTTTAACAAGTTTGAGATTCACTTGCTCTCTCACGAAGAGATGCGTTCTGCTATGGAAGCTCAGGGTATTGATAGAGATGATATGTATGAGAATACTCTTGAGATAGCAAATAAGATTGAAGACTATAACATTCAAGACCACCTAAACCTTTTGCCAGTTCAATACAAAGACCCAGACAAAGAGCTAAAGATATTAGCCCTAGAAGGCCTAAAGGAAAGAGGCTTTGAGGGAAATTCTGAATACCTAGAAAGACTTGATGAAGAGCTAAAGATTATCAAAGATAAAAACTTTGGTCCATACTTTCTCGTTGTTCGTAGCATGATTGCTTGGGCAAAGAAGGAAGACATCATGGTAGGTCCAGGTCGTGGATCTTCTGCTGGATCACTACTCTGCTACGCCTTGGGCATTACAGATATTGACCCAATCAAACATGGCCTACTTTTCTTCCGATTTATTAATCCAGAACGTAATGACTTCCCAGATATTGATACAGATATCCAAGATAACCGTCGTGAAGAAGTTAAAGACTATCTTGTAAGACAGTATAGACACGTAGCCTCTATCGCAACATTCTTATCTTTTAAAGACAAGGGTGTTGTAAGAGATATTGCTCGTGTGCTAAACATTCCTCTGCCAGACGTAAACAAGGTGATGAAGCTCGTTGATACTTGGGATGAATACTGCACATCAAAGTCTACCGTTGAGTTTCGTGAGAAGTACCCAGAGATTGAAAGATATGGAGAACAGCTACGTGGAAGAATCCGTGGTACAGGAATACATGCAGCTGGAGTTGTAACATCTAAAGAACCAATCTTTAGGTATGCACCAATGGAAACCAGATCCTCTCCTGGGTCAGACGAAAGAATTCCAGTAGTTGCAGTAGACATGGCTGAGGCAGAACGTATTGGTTTAATTAAGATTGACGCTCTGGGTCTAAAGACTCTTAGCGTACTACAAGATACTCTAAAGATTATTGAGCAGAGACACAATAAAAAACTAGAGCTACTTTCTGTAAATATGGAAGACCAAAAGGTTTATGAGATGCTTTCTTCTGGGTACACTAAGGGTGTGTTTCAGTGTGAAGCCACCCCATATACCAACCTTCTTGTAAAGATGGGCATTAAAAACTTTGCAGAACTTGCTGCATCTAATGCTTTGGTTCGTCCAGGTGCTGCCAATACCATTGGTAAAGACTATATTGCTCGTAAGCACGGTAAGCAGAACATCTCTTACCACCACCAGGTGATGAAAGCCTTTACTGCTGAGACCTATGGGTGTATTCTGTACCAGGAACAAGTTATGCAGGCTTGTACAGAACTTGGCGGTATGACGATGGCAGAAGCCGATCAGGTTCGTAAAATTATTGGTAAGAAAAAAGATGCAAAAGAGTTCGACAAGTTTAAGGATAAGTTTATTGATGGTGCTTCTAAGTTTATGGCTCCTAACTCTGCAAGAGATTTGTGGCAAGACTTTGAGGCACACGCAGGGTATTCCTTTAACAAGTCTCACGCTGTAGCGTACTCGACTCTTTCATACTGGACAGCATGGTTAAAGTATTACTACCCACTAGAGTTCATGTACTCATTGCTAAAGAATGAAAAAGATAAAGATACTAGAACAGAGTATCTAATTGAAGCTAAGCGTATGGGTATCTCAGTTAAGCTACCTCACGTTAACGACTCTGATGCAGACTTTAAGATTGAGGGCAAGGGAATTCGTTTTGGACTAACTGCCATTAAGTTTATCTCTGATAACATTGCTGCAAAGTACATTGCTCAAAGACCATTCAAGAGCTACAAGCATTTGGAAGAGTTTACCCTTGCCAAGGGTAGTGGGGTAAACACAAGATCGCTACAAGCTTTACGTGTGATTGGTGCAGCCACCTTTGAAGATAATCCACGAAACGAAGAAGAGATTAAAGAAAACCTTTATGAGTTTTTAAATCTTCCAGAGTTCAACATAACCGTTCCATCTCACTACTATGCCTTTATTAACCCAATAGAAGAGTTTGAAGAAAAGGGTGCATTCGTTTTGATGGGTATGGTAAAATCTATTAAGCGTGGTAAAGGCTGGTCACGTGTTGAAGTCTTAGATAAGACTGGAAGCGTAGGTATATTTGATGAAGAGCAAACCACTATTGAGGCTGGTAGGAGTTACCTCCTTCTATGCGATAACAATAGGATTGTTACTGCTATCCCTGTGGACGAAATTAAACAATCCAATAATGCCCTTGTAAAATTCCTAGGATACAAACAGCTTCCTTACAAAGATGAAGACATGTTTGTGGTTTCCTTTAAGCCAAGAATTACCAAGGCTGGAAAAAAGATGGCTTCCCTAACACTTGCAGATAGCTCTAGGAACCTGCACTCAGTAACGGTCTTTCCAACAGCCTTTCCAAAGGCATACATGAAAGTTCAAGAGGGGTCTGCTTACAGCTTCTCTTTTGGAAAAACAAAAGATGGAACAATAATTATGGAGGACGTAAATGATATATAACTCATTAGACACTATGGCAAAAGACATTCACAACATTGCGGTGGAAAAAGGATTTTGGCCAGACAAAGTAGACGATATTTTTATTACCAAGCAGCTAATGATGATCGTGTCAGAAGCGGTAGAGGTAATGGAAGCTATTCGTAAAGATAAGGGAAAGCAAGAAGTTGCTGATGAAATGGCAGACATTATAATCAGAACACTTGACTTATACCAAGGATTGGTGGATAATGGATATGTCGACCAAGAGCTACAGATAGCTCTAAACAACAAGACTAGTTTTAATAAGTCACGACCAGAAAGACACGGAGTAAAGTTTTAATGACAACTATAGAAGAAGCTTTTGCACTTTTAGATCCAAAGATTAGAAAAAGAATTGGTTCTGGAGTAGGTGTTAAAACAGAACTACAGCCTACACCAAGCGTAGGTCTTAACAGAGCACTAGGTGGTGGCTTTCCATATGGTAGACAAGTTCTTCTTTGGGGAAGCAAGTCTAGTGCAAAGTCTTCGCTATGCTTACAAACAATTGCTCTGGCACAGAAAGAAGGAAAGCTTTGTGCTTGGGTAGATGCAGAGATGTCTTATGACGAAGATTGGGCAAAAAAGCTTGGGGTAGACACATCTAAACTAATATACTCCGAAGCTAGAAGTATAAACGATATGGTGGACGTTGGTGTTGCACTTCTTCATGCTGGCGTAGACATTATTGTTATTGATAGCATTAGCTCTCTCCTTCCAGCTGTATACTTTGAAAAAGATTCTGATGAGCTAAAGGCTTTAGACCAGACCAAACAAATTGGTGCAGAGTCTAAAGACCTAAAGCATGCTTGGCTGATGCTAAACTACGCCAACAATCGTGAAAAGCCAGCTTTGATAATTGCAATTTCTCAAGCTAGGAACAACATCCAGGCTATGTACACTCAGTCCGTTCCCACAGGAGGTTTGACCACTCAATTTATGTCCTCTACAATAGTCAAGCTGTTTTCTTCTAGCTCAGATTCTAAGGCTATCAAAGGAAAGATCAAGGTTGGGGATAAGCTAATTGAGCAAAAGCTGGGTAGGAGAGTCCTCTGGGAAGTCCAGAACTCTAAGACCTCTGCCCCAGGAGATGCTGGGGAATATGACTTCTACTTCAGAGGCGATACAATCGGTATAGACGCCATTGGGGACCTAGTGGACACTGCAGAGCTTTTAGGGATTGTAGAGCGTTCTGGGGCCTGGTACATCCTCCCAGACGGGTCTAAGGTCCAGGGTAGGGATGGATTTGTCAATAAAGTAAGAGAAGACAAAGATCTAGAGGCCTCAATTAGAAGCAAGCTAGATGTCTAAATATATAGTTATTAGCGGTATCTTTAAGTGTCATACCTGCAAAGAAGAAGTTACCTCTTTGCGTTGCTATGGAGAAGACAAGCTGCTCAGCTGGATGTGTTCAGAAAAGCATCTTACGAACGTAAGCCTAAAGCCAAAACGAAAGAAGGATTATGAGCGAGAGAAGTGAAAGCAAGAGGCTAGGTGCTAAGCAGCACAAGAACTCTGGCAGAGGCTTGCACAAGGGCGATGCCTCATGGGAAAACTTTACTGTTGACTTTAAGGAAGTTGGCAAGTCGTTCACCTTGAATAAAGATGTGTGGGCAAAGGCAACTACCGATGCTATTAAAAACAATAACGATCCAGCAATCGTAGTGGTACTAGGAGAGTCTGGAATGAAAACAAGATTAGCGATTATAGAATTATCAATACTAGAAGAACTGACAGGAAAATAAAAAATGAAAATACTATTACTAGATATAGAAACAACACCAATGCAGGTTTATGCGTGGGGCCTATGGGACCAGAACATTAGCATTGATCAAATTATTAAGAGTACAGAAATGCTTTGCTTTGGTGCAAGGTGGCTAGACGGCAAGAAGGTAATCTTTAAGTCCGTTCATCACGACGGAAAGAAAGAGATGCTAAAGGAGCTACATAAGCTAATGGATGAGGCAGACCTGTTGGTTGGCTGGAACTCCGCAGCTTTTGACCACAAGCATATCAATCGGGAATTCCTAGAGAATAAAATGCTACCACCATCACCGACAAAAGATCTAGATCTTATGACGATTACAAAAGCTAACTTTTTGTTCCCATCAAACAAGCTAGATTACGTTGCACAAAAGCTAGACGTTGGTGCCAAGGTAAAACACTCTGGATTTAAACTATGGATTCGTTGCATGGAAGGCGACAAGAAAGCTTGGAAGGAAATGAAGGAGTACCAGATTCAGGATGTAAACCTTCTGGTAGATCTTTATCACGAATTACTTCCTTGGTTTGTGGGTAAGGGCAGTGCAACAACAAAAGAGAAGCAGGCTATCTCTGGCTACGACAGGGAATCTGAGGTATAATATTATCATGGAACAACAGCAGACAACGATTGACTCAATCAACGGGCTATCTGAAATTGCAGAGTATATGCAGGATGAGGAGCTGAATACGGCCCTCACCTTCATTGCCAAGGTAATTATTAAGCCAGACATTCCTATTAACGTAGTCACCATTGAGATAGTAAGGTTGCAAGCAATAGCTGCGAAGATGGCTTTTAAAGCTACCTGGATGGCTAATGTAGATAAGTCTGATCGAGGCAAGAAAAATCTATACTATACTGCCGCAGAAGCTATTAATAACTTGGTCTCAGCCTTGAAATATATCGCTAGATAGTGTATACTAGAAGGATATAGAGAAGAGCCTAACAATGACAAAAAGTTTGCTGCAACAAATAATGATAAAGACAGAGCAAAAGATTGCTTCTAGGCCTTCCTTTTTAGACCAGGCAGCCCTTATTGAAAAAATTAAGTCTGGCTATATTGTTAACCGTGTAGACAAGTTTACTACAAAAACAAGCTTTGCCCCATCAACCATAGCATACTCACATGGAGAATGTCCTAGATACTGGTACCTTGCTTTTAACGGTGCCATGTTTACAGACAATGCGGATGCATACGGTGGAGCAAATATGACTGCGGGAACAAAGTCACATGAAAGAATCCAGAAAGCTATGGGCGATGCTGGAATTCTTAAAGATTCAGAATTTAAAATAACATATTCCGATCCACCGATTTTTGGTTATGGAGATGTTGTTTTAGATTGGGATGGTCAAGACCTCCTTGGTGAAATTAAAACTATGCCAAATGAAGGTTTTGAATATAGAAAGCTAGCAGGAAAACCAAAGGGTGGCCACTTGATTCAGCTACTTATTTATATGAAAATTTTAAATAAGGGCAAGGCCGTTATGATTTATGAAAACAAGAACAATCATGAGCTATTAATTTTTCCTGTAGAATTAAATGAATATTCTTTTAAGTGGGTAGAGAACGCTTTTGAATGGATGAGAACAGTCAGAAAGGCTTGGGAAAGTAAAACCCTGCCAGAGAAAAACTATAGGTCCAATTCAAAGATTTGCAAGACCTGTCCGATTCGGGCAACTTGTGATGCAGCGGGAACTGGAGAGGTAAAGATCAAATCTTTGGAGCCTCTAGATGAAGCATTGTCAATGGTGTGACAACAGTTTTGAAACAAAAGTTTCTTATCAAATATATTGCTCTCCTGAGTGCAGGGACGGAGCTACTAAACAAAAGATCACTGAAAGATATCAACTCTCTAGGATTAGTCGTAGGGCTGGTAAGGTTAGAAAATGCAAGAAGTGTGAGCAGAACTTGTCAATTTATAACGATGAACAAATTTGTAGTAAGTGTCTAATTAATCCAGTTGACATATCCATTGCCCTGAAAGATATAAAGAGGTTATCTAATGGTAAACCTTAATCTATTAATAGATACCCCGAAAAACATCTGTGCGATTGATGCCAGTACTAATAACCTAGCGTTTGCCATCTTTAACGATAAGACTTTGGTTGCCTGTGGCAAGATTAATTTTAAAGGACCAGACACTTATTCCAAAGTAGGAGATGCTGCAAGAAAGTCAGTGGCCTTTTTTGATAAGTTTAATATTGATGCAATTGTTATTGAGCACACGGTATTTATGAATAGCCCAAAGACTGCTGCAGATCTTGCCCTAGTTCAAGGTGGCCTTCTTGGGGCAGCAAGGATTGTTGGAGTAAAAAGATTTGGATCTGTCAGCCCTATTACATGGCAAAACTTTATAGGAAACAAAAAGCTTACTACTCCAGAAAAACTGGAGGTAGCAAAGAATAACCCCAACAAAGCTCCGTCTACTTTAAAGACCATAGAAAGAGAATTTAGAAAGCAAAGAACAATTAAGTTTGTTAACACCTATTACGACAAGCAGATAGATGATAACGATGTGGCAGATGCAATAGCAATTGGACACTATGCTGTAAATAATCCAGGAAAGATCGGTTTGTAAAAATGGCTGCAAAGTTGTATACTAGTGAGGCATGGCTTAAAAAAAGGTATTGGATGGACAAGAAGAGTCCAGAAGAAATCGCAAAAGAATGTGGAACAAGCGTAGAAACTATCTATGTTTATTTAGCAAAGTTCGGACTAAGAAAGAGTAGAAGATGAGCATACAAACAGAAAAAGATATTGAAAGAGTTTCAGATCAAGTAAAAGATTTGTTGATTTCCAAGAATAGATCTTATGGAGACTCTGCACTACACCCTTCGAGAATATTCTCAAAGACTGACAACGTGGAGCAGTTGCTTGTTCGAATTGACGACAAGCTTTCTCGAATACAGAATGGGCACGATTGGCCAGGAGATAACGAGATCGACGACCTGCTAGGATATCTAATTCTTTTAAAAATTGCAAAGGAAAGATCATCTCGTGAATAAAAGAAGGTCTTCTCCTATAAGAGAAACCAAGTTTGACAGAGTTAAAGAAATACAGGTAGGTAGCAGGCTAGTGGTAACTGGAGACATTATAAAAATTGCTGGAGAGTATGGGTCAAGGTTTAAGTTTGACAGCTTGGTAACAAACAAGGAGACTGGAGCTCAGTGGATAGACTGCTTTGAATTCAGCAAAAACTCAGTTTCCGCATGTAGATCGTTCAGATCTGATAGAATTAAACTAATACCAATAAAAAGGGGTAGAAAGAATGTCGACTGAAGACAACCTAGTAGAACATCTAGATAAGGTAAACAAGGTAGTAGAAGAATACCTTAAGGGTAGCGAGCCTACTCAAATATCTAAAGAGCTAGATATCCCACGACAAAAAGTTGTAACGTATATCAACGAGTGGAAGCAAATGGCTTCAGATAATGCAGCTATCCGTGCAAGAGCCAAGGAAGCCTTGGTGGGGGCAGACACACACTATAATAAACTAATTAATAAAGCTTACGAAGTTATTGATGATGCAACCACAACTGCAAACCTTAGTGCAAAAACTGCTGCTATTAAGTTAGTTCTAGATATTGAGGCTAGACGAATTGACATGTTGCAAAAAGCTGGACTGCTAGAAAATAAAGAGCTTGCAGAAGAGATGCTAGAGATTGAAAGAAAGCAAGAAGTGTTGGTAAACATTCTTAAAGACATTGCTTCAGAATATCCACAGGTGAGAGACGAGATTATGCGTAGGCTATCCTCTGTTTCAAAAGACAAAGAGGTAATCACAATTGTCAGCGATGTTTGATGACTTCTTGGATGTTTTAAAAGATAGCAACTTTGATGAAACCCCAGTCGACGCAAAAACTTTCGTAGAGGGAGAAGACTATTTAGGTCAGCCCCCACTGTCTGATGTTCAGTACGACATCGTAGAAGCAATGAGTCAAATCTATAAGCTAGAAGATTTAGTTAATTTAATGGGACAGGAAGAAGGAACCAGATATTATAAAAAATACACAAAGAATGAAGTTATTCTACAGCTTGGTAAAGGATCTGGTAAAGATTTTACGTCTACTGTTGCTTGTTCTTACATCGTATACAAACTCCTTTGTCTTAAAGACCCAGCGAGATACTTCGGAAAACCAGGTGGCGATGCAATTGATATCATTAACGTGGCGATTAATGCTCAGCAAGCTAAGAACGTTTTCTTCAAAGGATTTAAATCAAAGATAGAAAGATCTCCATGGTTTGCTGGAAAGTTTTACGCAAAGGCAGAGTCAATAGAGTTTGACAAAGCAATCACAGTTTACTCTGGACACTCAGAGCGTGAGTCTCACGAGGGCCTTAACCTTATTCTTGCAGTGCTTGATGAGATTTCTGGGTTTGCACAAGAGATTGGTGGGGGTAATGACCAAGGCAAGACTGCCGATAACATTTATAAAGCTTTTCGTGCATCTGTAGACTCACGATTTCCAGACCTTGGCAAGGTAGCCTTGCTATCCTTCCCACGTTTTCCTGGAGACTTTATCTCACAAAGATATGATTCTGTAATTGCTGAAAAAGAAAGTATCCAGAAAAAACATACCTTTATTATGAACCCAGATCTACCAGAAAATGCAGAGGGTAACTCTTTAGATATTGAGTGGGACGAAGATGTAATTACTTCGTATAAGTATCCAGGAGTGTTTGCACTTAAAAGACCAACTTGGGTAGTAAACCCAACAAGAAGTATTGATGACTTTAAGCTGGCTTTTTATACAGACATTGGGGATGCTATGCAAAGATTTGCATGTGTTCCAACCTTCTCGTCCGACGCATTCTTTAAGCAAAGAGAAAAGGTCAGGGCCTGCATGACTATTAGAAACCCGATTGATCCTTCTAAAAGATTTGACGAGACATTCACCCCAGATCCAAATAAGAAATACTTTGTTCATGCTGACCTTGCACAGAAGCATGACAAGTGTGCAGTAGCAATTGCTCACGTAGAGAAGTGGGTATCAGTTCAAGTTATGAAAGACTATGAGCAGGTTGTCCCCATGGTTATCGTAGATGCAGTTGTCTACTGGGAGCCAAAGGTTGAAGGCCCAGTAAATCTTTCGGAAGTAAAGCAGTGGATTCAAAATCTACGCAGACAAGGCTTTGATATTGGAATGGTTAGCTTCGACCGTTGGCAGTCTTTTGACATACAGAACGAGCTAAAGTCTGTGGGCATCAGAACTGAAACAGTGTCAGTGGCAAAAAAGCACTACGAAGACATGGCAATGCTTATGTATGAAGAAAGACTAGCTATGCCAGCAATAGAATTACTCTTTGAAGAATTAACAGAACTTAAGATTATGAAAAACAACAGGGTTGATCATCCGAGAAAAAGTTCTAAGGACTTGGCGGACGCTGTTTGCGGTGCAATCTTTGGAGCAATTAGTCACACTGTAAAAGACAATAATTCCGAGGTAGAGATTCATACGTTTAGGGATAGGTCAAAGAGGACAGAAGATCTTCCTAAGAATGTGATACAATATAAGCCCATGCCAAAAGAAGTAGAAGAATATCTACAAGGGTATGATTTAATTTAACGCTCTTTTTGTTAACAGTTTTTGTTTTTACAAAACTCTAAAGTAAAACTTTAAGGAGCGTTTTGTATTTCTAAAAACACTATGCTATAATAGATTCCTATCCCACTCTCGAAAGGTAACAAATATATGTCCGACTTCTTCTCCTTCAACCTACCAACAGATTTTGTTGAAAAATACAGCACTGTAGAGGCACCCTTTGGTTTCAGAGACGCAGGAGAAAACTCGATCGGAGAAATTACTTTTGCTAGAACCTATTCTCGCATCAAAGAAGATGGAACCAAAGAACGCTGGTATGAAGTTTGTAAGAGAGTTATCGAAGGGATGTATTCTGTCCAGAAGAATCATGCCAAGGACAACCGTCTTCCATGGAATGACTACAAGGCTCAGAAGTCTGCACAAGAAGCTTTTGACCGTATGTTCAATCTAAAGTGGACACCACCAGGACGTGGTATGTGGACATTTGGAACACCACTTACAATGGAAAAACGTAACTCAGCTGCACTACAAAACTGTGCTGTTGTATCTACAAAAGACCTAGATAAGAATGATCCAGGAGCTTTGTTTGCTTGGGTAATGGATGCTCTTATGCTTGGCATTGGTGTTGGATTTGATACCCTTGGACAAGACAAGGCCTTGCCAATTCATGCACCTGTAGAACCAAAGACAGTCTATGAGATCCCAGACACTCGTGAAGGTTGGGTAGAGGCAACAAGACTTCTTCTTAATTCATTCCTAAGACCAAACCAAAATTTGCAAGAGCTAGACTACTCACTTATTAGACCTTTGGGTGCACCAATCAAGGGCTTTGGAGGAACTGCTTCTGGTCCTGGTCCACTAATTACTTTGCACGAACAGATTAGCAAAGTTATTGGCGGTAGAGCTGGAGAAACTTTAGACTCAAGAGCTATTGTAGACATTATTAATCTAATTGGAACTTGTGTTGTATCTGGAAACGTTCGTCGCTCTGC